AACCTAGGCTTGAGAGCATGCTGTCGTCCCAGCAGTTCGGAGACCTGGCCGGGGAGCTACACACCAAAGGCGGGTTCAGTGTGAACGTGCACACCGGGGAGCGGCCCCAGAGCGGCTACATGGTCTCCGACCTCCGGGGCGAGAAGAAGATGCCGCTCTCGGAGGTGCAGGGCTCCGACATCGAGTCCTACGCCCGTCAGAAGAAGGGCAAGCGGCTCATGGGGCCGCACCGGTTCCTGGGCGGCTGGGCCAACCAGGAGGACGCCAATGCCTACCTGGACCGAAGCACCCACTACCCGGACACGCCCTGGGGGCAATCGAAGGCGTACGTGCGGATGGTGTCGAACAACCAGAAGGCGGCTTTCGACGTGGGTCGAAGTCGGGAGATCCCCAACCCGGCCTACGAGGGCGATGTCAGGAAGAGGATGGCCCGGATGCAGGGCCAGAACGTCCCGTAGCTTCCTCGTAGGCCAGCTTGGCCTCCTCAAAGCTGCCCTCCAGTAGCTCGCCGTTCCGGCTGGCCTTCAGGGCGTCGTACTCGACCTGCTCGTCAGCTGACATCTCGTCCCGGCCCCGGCGACCGTTGTGGGTCAGGCGCATCCAGATCACGTAGTCGTCATACGGCACTGGGTTCCTCCTGGGCAGCCTGGGCGTGCAGGGCGTCGGCGGCGATCTGCTCCCTGGTCCGACGCACGCGCTTTTTGGGCTGGGTGCCGAAGCCCCCGCTCCAGGCCGTCACGCAGGCCCAGGAGCAGAACACCCGCATCTCCAGCTGGCCCTGGCCTTCCTGGTAAACATCGAGTGACAGCCAGGACTCGGGGATGGCAGCGCCGTCAGCGGGCTCCTGGATATGGGGGCAGCCCTTGTTGTCACACCGAACGGCTTGGATCGTCGCCATCATCTTCCTCCTGGTGAGCCTCGCGTGGGGCTCCACAATAATCGCAGCCCACCTCGTCCTCGGTATTTCGTGAGGGCTGCCACGGGTGGTCGCTGGGATCCCGCTCCTCGGGCTGGTAGTGGTACTCGTCATGCATCCAATCGGTCATGCGGGCCTCCTGCGGCGGCGGGGCTTCTCCTTCTCATCGGCGGTCTCAGCTGGCACCTTTTTCTGGAGCCGGGTGACGTTGACGCCCGACTGGCCCTCCTGGTGGCGGTCCCGGTGATCGGCTCGTAGCACCTCGTTCTCGTCCACGAAGGTGCGGTCGAGCCCCTCATGGGTGGCGATGGGCTCCAGGGGCAGCCAGCGCTGCGCCTGGGCGTCCCAGCCCCAGTCGAAGGGCTCTCCGCAGCTATGACAGATCGGCATCAGGCACCGAACTGCTCTCGGAAGTTGCTTCCCGGCTCGATGTTGACTTCCTCCCCGTTCATGAAGGTGGACTCGTCCTGGAGCACCTGGACGATGAACACACCGTCGCACTTCGACAGCCACGAGGCCAGGCCCCGGTCGGTGTGGTAGCGCTCCTCATCCCTGGTCAGGCCCGCCTCAGCTGCCATCTGCTCCAGGTGGTGGGCGATCTTGGTCGAGATCTCGACGCGTTGCTTGAACCCGGCCTTGACGAAGTCATCGATGGCTCCCCCGGTGATGTCGTAGGGGATGTCCGAGACATGGGTCCAGGTGATCTGCCTGCCCTGGCGCTCGTAGTTGTAGTGAGCCGACTTCGGTGGTCCCAGGAGGGGGAACCGGGTGATCACGATGGTCTCCTGGATGTGCTCGCGCTCGCCTCGCTCCCACATCTCGCCCAGGGTGCCAGGCTCGTAGTCGGCCTCCTCCTCGGGCGGGATGGTCTTGTACCGGGCGTCGGCAATGAGGAAGAACTCGTCACACTGGGTGTAGGCGGCAGACCAGTAGGCAGCCTTGCGGGGGGCCAGGGGGCCGGGACCGTGATAGACGACAAAGATCTGCTTGCCCTGCCGCACACAGGCCATAAAGCCCATGATGTCGGCGTCGGACTCGTCCTCACTGTCGCCGTACTGGTGGACCTTCTCGGTCTTCATTTCCCTGGCTATCTGGGCGATGCGAGAGAAGTTATTTTCAGCCCCCTGCACTGCGCTGTTCCTCCTTGATCATGTTGGCGGCGATTCGCTTGAGGTACGCCTTGTCCTTCTCCTCCTGCTCGATCACCGTCTGGTACTTGTCGGAGTCCCAGTAGGGGTCGAGGGCGTCCTGGTACAGCTGACGCAGGTCATCGGGCTCGATGGCCTCGACCTCGACCTGGATCAGTTCCCCGTGGCGTTCGATGAACCTGGCGGCACGCGAGTCGGTGTACTTACCGGGGGCGATAGCCAGGTCGAGGTCCACGATCTGCTCGTGCTTGACGGCGATGTGCTCGACGTGGTCCCAGCAACCGGTGCGCTCCTGGAAGTCACGCAGGATGTCCTCACCGGAGGGGTCGAGGTCTCCGGCGTAGATCAGGACGGCCTTGCGCTTGTCCTTCCGCACCAGCTGCTTGACCTGATCGACGTAGGTCTGCGAGCCGTAACCCCTGGTCAGGATGAAGGGGATGCCCAGGTCGGTCTCGTTGTCGTTGTTGAACCAGTCGTCCAGCTGGGCCAGCAGGGTGGCCTTCTCGCCCGCCAGGCAGATGAAGAACTCCTGGCCCTCGGTGCGGTCCCGCTCGTACCAGGAGGCCATGGTCTGGACCGCCGCCCCTGGGCTCTTCCAGTGGGGGTCGCGATGGACGGTGCGAGTCTGGTCCTGGAGGGCCGGGAAGCTGCGCTCCCGCCGCCCGATGGCGGTCAGTTCCGAGAGTCGCTTGTAGTCGCTCTCGGAGTTGCTGTACCCCAGGCCCGGTGACATGACCAGGCGGTAGTGCAGCTGCCGGAGGGTGATCAGGTACTGGTAGCTGTTGACGATGTTCCGGGCCGAGTCGATGATCGGTCCCCATTCTCTGCGGGCCATGGAGCCAGGGTACAACCTGGACCGGTCCAGGTTGCCCCGGTTGGGAGAAGTTCTCCGAAAAAAATCCCCCGCCCAGGCGGAAGTGAAGGGCGGGGGATTTTTCGTTGTGACTACGTGTTCACGCAGCGAGGCCAGCTTACACGCCGCACATCCGGCTGGTGTTCGGCCACGCGTCCCAGCCTTGCTGGGCCTGGATGCGCTGGTTGACCGCCAGCTGCTGGCTGTAGCTGTAGTCGCTCGGCAGCCCAGGCCCTCCACCAGCGGCCTGCCACGAGCCCAGGGTGTCCTGGAACGCGCCGTAGTAGCCGTTGCCGGTGTTGGTGGCCGGGTTGCCACCCGACTCGTGCTGGGCGATGCAGCCCCACACCCCGGAGCTACCGGTAGAGGGGGGCGTAGGAGGTACATACGAGTACGTGGTATGCGAAACAGGGGCACTGACCTGCTCTTCTGCCGGTGCATACGTCGTACTGGCATGTACTGGGGTGCTGGCGATTACCGGCGCAGGGCCGTTATAACTGGCAGGAGGGATGGTGACCCCTTGGCCGACGTAGATCAGATCCGGGTTAGGGATGTGATTGAAGGAAGCCAGGTTGGGCCACGTCCTCTGGAAGCGGATCCCGATCCCCCACAAGGTGTCCCCGGCGACAACGGTGTACCTGGGGAGGGTCGGGGTCTGCGCCACTTGCGCCACCGCCGTCACCACGTTTGGGGCAGCATCACTGGCTGCCACCACAGGCTCCACTGCTGGTAGGGGGGCGGCTACAGCCGCCGGGACAGATGCTGCGGGTACTGCAAGAGTGCCGCCCACCAGGGCGGCAGATAGTAGAAGTTTCCTCAATGGGATCCTTTCGTCGTAGCCCCTCCGGCTCGTCTAAGGGTCTTGCTGAGGGAACGCGTTGAGCGAACCCTGGTGTGGGTCCAGTGGCGCACCTCCTTATCTAGTAGTCACAACAGATCCGCAACGCTTACACACCTGGACCCGTCCTGTCCACTACCCCACACTGGGGGTAGGCGTGCTAGTGTGCGCGAAAAATCCGACCCCAGGCTGGAAACTCGGGAGGCATTATCTTGGCTGTGAGCTACATCGGCACCGAGTTGAGTCTGACGTACCTGAAGTGCCGTAGCTGGCGTCACGCCTGGGATGACTTCAACCCCAAGTGGGATCCGCCTGTCTACGGCTACCGGGAGTCTCTGCGTTGCACGCGATGTGGCACTGAGCGCCACTACGTCTTCGATTTCCATCACCGGCTGATCTCCAAGCGCTACATCTACCCGGACGGGTACAAGCAGAAGGGCGTGCCCCAGGTGGTCTTCCGAGAGGCTCTTTTCGACAAGCTGCGTGCGAAGCTGGAGGCATCAAACGCGATGGGTTCGACCTCAGCCCCCCGCAAGAAGAAGGCAGCTGTGTAGTCGGAGGTGGCGTATGGGGTGGCCCCCTATGCCGTGGGAAGAACATGAAGCATTTAGAAGAGCAGTAGATCGAGCGAAGGCGATTTTTCGTGAGTACCGCAGCAAGCAAAATGGTGACGGCAAGCCAGAATGGATCGGCCAAGGAGAAGGTCACCATCATGTTGGTGACCCCCAAGCAGGCCCAGGCTTGGTTGGAGGGCAACGTGGACAACCGGAGTCTCCGGGAGAACCGGGTGCTCCATCTGAGCCAGATCCTCCAGAGGGGTGAGTGGGAACTCACAGGCGACGCCATCGTCTTCGATGAGGACGGCACATTGCTCAACGGCCAGCACCGCCTATCCGCCGTGGTGGTGACTGGCATCTCAGCCAGGTTCCTGGTCCTCCGGGGGGTGCCTCCGAAGGCCCAGGAGGTAATGGACCAGGGCCTGGCAAGGACGCTGGGGGACCAGCTGCAACGGCGTGGGGTGCCCTACTACACCTACGTGTCGAGCGCCCTGTTCTGGCTGCACCGGATGGAGTACTCGGAGGCGACCGGTGTGGCCCACTATGCGGAGCCCACCATGCGCCCCAGCTTCCGCCAGCTGCTCAAGCTGTACGAGGAGAACCTCGACCTGGCCGACGAGGCCCCCCGCATCGGCAAGCATGTCAGCAACCTCAAGGTGCGGGCCGGAGCCACCCTGGCGGTGTATCATCGTCTGAAGAAAATAGAGGACGAAAACATCGAGACTGAGGTGGACATTTTCTTTGAGAACTGGCTGCGTGGTGAGGGCATGAGGGCCAGCGACCCCGTCTACCGTCTGCGCGAGTGGACGCTGGAGGACGCTGCCAAGCGCCACACTCGGGGCCGTGCCCCCGACTACCGGTTCGTGGCCTACGTGATCACCGCCTGGAACAAGTGGCGGGACGGCGAGCCCGTGCGTCAGCTGAAGTGGGTCTACACCCCGACATCGAGGATGGCATGGCCCGTCCCACACTGAGCGGACGCACCGACCCCACCACCCCGGAGGGTCGCGTCATGGCCTCGGCCCTGGCCGGTGCCCTGGGCCTCGTGGAGTCCGATGAGCGGGCCGGGGTCAAGGCGTTCAGCATGCGGGCTCAGATGCTCCAGGCCACCAGGCCGGTGGACGTGGTCCACATCCGCCAGCAGCTGCTCAAGTGGTGGTCTACCCCAGGGCAGTGGCAGCAGCGCTTCGCTATGCAGGGCCGTCGCCAGATCCAGGGCTACGAAGAGAACACCATGGAGCCTGTCGCCACCCAGATGTGGATGCGGGACGCCATCAAGGACTCAACCCTGTACTGGGTCAGCCCGGAGATGTGCGAACTGGTGTCGAAGATGTCTCCCTCGATCCCCGACTGCCTGCCCCACCCGCCCTCCGAGTGCGGCTTCGTGGTGTTCGCCAACAGCCTGCCGGGGACCGACGCCACCACCGGAGGGGAGATCTTCACCTCAGCCCTGATGTGGGCTCCGGTGCAGACCCTGGCGGGCTGGTGCATCGCCCTGGAGACCTACGCCTGGCGCGATCTGGTCTTCCTCTATCAGCTGATGACCGAGAAGGACCAGGAAGCGTTCCGCCAGGCCGTGCCCTGTCGGCTCATGCCCACCGGGGGCTCGGAGTGGCCTGTGGATAACGTCAGCACCGACTTCTCCAAGCTGACAGCTGACGACGAGATCATGGAGAAGTCCATGCTGGAGGACCGGCAGATCGCTTCTACCTTCTGGACCCTGTGCCAGGAGAAGATCACCCTCAACGAGCCCTGGGTGCCCGACCGGCCCACCCGCCGGATGGCTCAGCGCCAGCGCTGGCACTCGATCCCGGAGGTCCGGGTCATCCGCCTGCGGGAGCCTCAGCGGCCCTCTAAGGGCGAGGGTGGCACCGTGGACTGGAGCCATCGCTGGTTGGTCTCGGAGCACTGGAGGCGGCAGTGGTACGCCTCTGAGGGCACCCACAAGCCCAAGCTGATTCACGCCTATCAGAAGGGACCGGCTGACAAGCCGCTGATCGTGCGCGAGACCGTCAGGGCGCTAGTACGGTGAAGTTCGGACGGTGTGGAACAGAGGTGCGGCTCCGTAACCTAGGAATGCGGGGCAGCAAGGGCCACATCAAGTCGGTAGGGGATAGGCCGACATGACCAAGGTTTGCCGCCACCCGGACGGCACCTACCTGGAGGCGGAAACGACCGGCGTGATAGTACGGAAGTGCCCCCTGTGCCCCGCCACCACCTGGGCCAAGCCAGGAAGTACACCGGACCCTCTTCCGCCGTGGGTGTTCGATGTTGACGATGCCCCTGAGTAACCTGCCTGGACCCTGGCGCTGGGAGGAGCGTGGTGGGCTGTGGTGGCGGATCCACCAGGAACAGCGCATCGAGGATGGCCCTCACACCTGGGCCGAACTGAGCCTGCACGGGATCCCTGATCCCAGCAAGTGGTACGACCGCACCGGCAAGCGGATCCCGATGATGGTGGCCTCGGACCTGCTGGGTGACCCCGACTACAAGGTGATCGCTAAGGACGTGTACATCATGGGGGATCAGCCCGTGGAGGTGTCCACGGTATGGCTGGGCCTGGACCACAACTGGTGGCCGGATGGCCCTATCAAGATCTTTGAGACCATGATCTTCGGTGGCGACCTCGACCTGGAGCAGTGGCGTTACAGCACTGAGGAAGAGGCTCTGGTGGGACATGCGGAAACATGCAAACTTGTGCAGGTTATTTGCGAAGCAAGGAGAGACTGATGCCTAGGTACGAGGGCAAGCCGTCCGACGCCGCAGCTGAAGGCATCTGTCCCATGTGCCTGGGGGACGGCGAGATGGTCATGCTCGTCCCGCCCCCGGAGCATACGGAGCCGTGCCCGATGTGCCATGGCTCCAAGACATGGCCCCCCACTGATGCGGAGGGCAACGAAGTACCCGCCGGATAAATAAGCGCAGCACCCAAGCCAGGAGTAACGCCATGACAACGCTCGTAGCCGAAGCCAATCGCGTCGAGGAGGAGGTTCCCGGCATCGGGATCCTGGTCATCCTTGACAAGTCCGGGGACACCAAACACATCTGGGACCGCACCAGTGACGTGGAGGTCGAGGAGGCCCGCTCGCTGTTCGACCGCATGATCAAGAGGGGCATGCAGGCGTGGTCGGTCACCAGGAAGGGCGACAAGGATCGCCGCATCACCACCTTCGACCCCCAGGCCGAGAAGATCATCTTCGCCCCGGCGCTGGTGGGCGGCTGATGCCCCAGCAGTACTGGTACCCGCAGAACTACACCAGCACGGCGACCACCACCAACTACATCCCGATCTACAACCAGCAGTGGTACACCACTAGTGGTACCAGCCTCCAGACCCAGGTGGTCAGCCCCAACACGATCTGGCAGAACTGGAACACCACCACTGGTTACACACCCGCCTACGACACCTATTCCAATCAGGTGTGGATCCAGTGGAACCAGGAGCCCTACCAGCCACGGGTGTGGACGCCGGAGGAGCAGGAGCGCCAGCGCCAGATCACAGAGGAGCGCTACCAAGCCAGGGCAGCTGCTCGGGCGCGAGCCCGCACCCTTCTGGGGGAGTTCCTCGATGACGAGCAGAAGGCTGAGCTAGAGCACCACGGTCAGTTCCATGTGACCGGCAGCCGGGGCCGTCGCTACTGCATCCGGGCCGAAGGTCAGTCGGGCAACGTGGACCTGCTCAAGCCGGATGGCAGCGTCCAGGCCAGGCTGTGCTGCCATCCCCGGTCGATGGACTATGAGAGCCTGCCGGAGGGCGACGCCTGGCTCATGCAGATGATCGAGATCCGCCACGATGAGGACCACTTCCTCCGCACGGCCAACGTGCATCGAGGGAGCTTGGCCGGGATCCGATAAGTGTTCACCAACAGAAAGGAAAAACATGCAACCGGAACCGACCAAAAATGATCTGTCCCCGATGACGCGAGCCGAGACCGAACCGGTACTCCTCCTGGACACCACGGGCTCCATGTCCTGGCCCGCCTCCGACAGCAGTCCGGTCACCCGCCAGCAGGTCGTTCACGAGGCCCTGTCGGGCGTGGTGGCAGCCCTGGAGGCCAAGGACAGCCAGGCTGCGGCTGAGTCAGCTGCTGCCGGGGAGCAGGAGGGTGGCGTGATGCTCGTCACTTTCAGTGATGGCACCGCCCAGGTGCTGGAGGACATCAACTCGGCCAACTTCGTGGAGAAGTGGGGCGAGATCGTCTGGGGCGGCTCGACCCTCATCATGCCGGGGTGGAACGAGGTCTTGGAGAACTACATGGAGGAGTTCGGGGACCAGCCCATCACCGAACGCCCCGCCCTGCTGGCGCTCGTCATCACCGATGGAGAGGCCAGCGATATGGACGAGTTCGCCAAGGTCATCGCCGGAGCCAAGGCTGGCACCTACATCGCTGTGGCGGTCATCGGCCACGGCTCGGACCATGACAAGGCTCTGGCCCAGTGGCAGCAGGCAGCTGAGGGCCATGATCACGTCCGCATCCTCACCTTCGGGGGTGAGACCGATCCGAAGGTGATCTCGGACGGCCTCCTGGCGATGGTGGGTTGATTCAAAAGTCATGAATCATGAATCATGATGAGACCTTCGACACCATCTGCGTGATCCTGGAGGAGTCCAGGGAGCAGGGTGTCGAGCATGCAGCTGACCTCATCATGAACGCCCTGGACCACATGGGCCAGGACATCCTGGAGCACCTGGATCCGCCGCCGGGGCTCCAGCGGTGGCTGTCATCTCATGGGTTCGCCCTAGTCGCGACCCGTGAGGTGACGCCACCACGCGTGTGGCAGTCCATCGAGGAGGAAGAGGACGGGGAGGGTGACCTTGAGGAGGAGGCGGGGGGGAGTGGCCCCCTCCTCAAGGTGGGGGATGACGTACAGTACCGCACCGCCCCAGGTGGTCTGTCCGGTCAGAGCTACATCGGCGCAGGTCGGATCAGCGCCATAACAGCTGAGGGCTGGGTCATCATCCGGGAGAGCCCCTCTCAGGAGAGGTGGGTGAACCCCCAGGAGGGCGACCTCATCATTCCTCGTGCTCCTTCACGAAGCGCTGAAGCTCAGCCATCGTGAACAGGGTGCGTGAGCCCAGCTTGACCGGGTGTAGCTCCTTGTTCTGGACGTACCGGTAGACCATGGCCTTGCTGATGCCGCCCAGGATCCGGGCGGCGGCATCAGCGTCATAGAGCAGTGGCGGCGGCTCTTCCGGAAGCTCTTCCGGAAGGGGCTCGGGCTCGGGTTCAGGCTGGCTCCGGACCAGCTTCCTAGCCACGCCGGAGGCGGCGCGTGGGGGCAGGCTCGTCCTCGACCTCCATGGGCTGCTCGGGCGTCATGTTGAACTGGATGCCCTCCAGGCCCCCGATGAACCGGGTGGTGAACTCGTCCAGGCCGGTGAAGAACCGGGTGCCGAACTCGTCCAGGACGCCCCTGAATGACTCCAGCATGGCGTGAGCGGGAAGCACCACCGGCTTCTCCTCTACAGCCTCCTGGGACCGCACAGGGGCCTCTGCGACCGCCTCCGGCCCACCCTGGACCTCTAGGATGGCGACGATCATATTCTCCCTGGCCTTGCGGGGCGCGAGCCCCTTGGCGACGGCGATGTCCTTGACATCGGAGTGGCTCATCTTCTCCAGGGCGGCACGGGTGTAGACGATCTCGGCCCCCTCGGCCTCGGGCTCAGCCTCGTCTTCCTCGTCCTCATCGGGCTCGGACTCGTCCTCATCCTCGTCTTCGTCGCCCTCGGGCTCGATGTCGGGGCCTGCGCCCTCGTCGTCCTCGATGTCCCGGCTGAGCACCCGGAGGTTGTCGGTCAGGTCGAGCACCTTGACCCCGGCGTCCACGAACTTGCCGATCATGTCGTTCAGTTCGTCCTCGCGCTTGTCATCCCACAGCACCAGCATGCTGGCCTGGGGGGCCTCGACCAGGATGGTCTCCATCTGGGTCAGGGCGTCCACCACGTTGTACTGGCGGGCGGCGTCGTTGGCGATCTCGACGTGAGCCCGCTTGTTCTTGTCGTCCTTGTTGGTGATCACCTCGTAGGCGATCTTGTTCTCACGAGCCATCCCGGCGATCCGGCCCAAGGACTCGCTCCACTCGTCGCTGGTGAGGGCGAAGACGAAGCGCACCGGCTCGTCGGGCTTGACTGACTCGTTGATGTACTGCTCGATCAGGTCGGTGGCTGGGTCTACCGCCATCTCCCCAGTACCCAGAAATCCGATGGTGATTCCCTCTGCTGGTTTTGCTCGTGGCATCTCTCTCCTCCTGGACCGCCTCTGGCGAACGAAGCCATTCTGAGCGGTCACAGGTGGCCCATGCGGCCTCCTGAGGAAAGTTCTCCGAGAAAAGTCGAAGCCCCCCTGGGGAAAGGGGGGCCTCGGTACCGCTTCTCCGGCTGGACTGGGAGACAAGACTGAAGATACAGGACCGGGTACTACATGTCCAGCATTAACGCTGACGCCCCCTGGTGCGGCCTAGTACCTCAGCCACGATCTTGTCACGGTAGTGACGCAGGGACGTGTCCCCGGCGTGGAGCAGCATGGCGAGCCCTGACGCCCCAGCTGCTATCAAGATACGGGTTTCCCAGGGCCGGTGGAGGATGAGCAGAGCCCCCAGGGCGCAGATCACGAGGTTGATCCCGGCTTTCCACCACGCCTGCTGGCGCAGGATACCGATGCGGATCATGATCTCCTTCCATAGCTCGGTGAGCCGGGTGGAGGCGAACGCGATCAGCAATAAGTAGCCGAGATCTACGGCCACAGGGTGGGGTCCAGGGGCGGCATTATCGCGCCGGAAGTGTACACGATGCTGTACGTGCTCCCCATGGGTAGCCACCGGTAAAGCTCAGCGTTGAGGCGGGCGATTCGGGGCGTGCGGCGGTAGTACATGTAGCTCGCACCACTGGTGTCCTGGAGGAAGTTGCCGGTGGCCGATGAATACGAGGTCGCGTCCATGTATGCGGGTTCAGTCTCAGTGGGAGACAGCATGGCTGAGTTGAGCAGGAAGACGGCTTGCTGGGCTGCCGTGAACCGTACGAAGGGGAAGACGCCCGTGGGCATGACGCCAGTGGTGGGCTCCGGTGGCGGGTCTGCCAGGTAGTAGGGACCGTTGGCGGGCGCTATGGCGTAGCGCTGGTAGGTGCCGGTCAGGATGACGTTCTGGGAGACCTCGACCCAGGTGCCGTCCGGGTAGTACCACCGGAAGCCCATCTGCATGACGGCGTTGGTGGGATCGGCCACGGTCACGTACCGGGCGTAGACGCTGAAGTTGAAGGGCTGACCCGCCTGGACGGTGAACTCGGTCAGGTTGCCGTTCTGGGGTGGCTGGGGCGGGTTGGGGAACCACAGGCCGTTGACGATGTCGGAGCCGATGCCGAAGTAGTTGCCGTACGGTGGCCCGGGATTGGGGGGCTGGGTGTTGGGCTCGGGCACGAAAAACCAGCTGTTCTCCTGGTTCATGTCCGGATCGAACCAGGGCCTCACCTCAGCTGAGCCAGGTACGGCTCCGGCGAACCAGTCGGCGTTGGCAGCTGGCGGCTTGGGCACGAACCAGCCGTAGGGGCTGGCCCAGGTGGTGGTGCTCGACCACGTCTGCACCTTGCCCCACCAGATGGTGCCGTTGGGTGCGTTGACATCCATCTCCAGGGCAGCTGTGCCGTTTACGGCGATGGTGCCGGGGCCGTCCTCGATGCTCTGGTAGTGGATGACCATGTTGCCGGTAGCAGCCCCGGTAGGAGCCATCGGGTTGGCCGCAGCTGTGAGCCCGTCGAAGCCGATGTTCAGCTGCGCTGGAGGTGGGTTGGGGTTGGTCCGGGTGAAGGTGGTCACCGTGTTGGACAGCAGGTTGGCCGACTGCGGTGACAGCACCACCTTTACGTCACGGGCGTAATCGAAAGGCGGGGTGTCCACCCCTATCTGCGCTGGCTTGCACGGCCACAGGCCCATCAGGGTGACGTAGTGGACTTCGTTAGCCAGGGCTCCGGCGATCCGAATACGGGGGTATATCCAGTAGAAGGAGGCTGGCCCGGTCGGTGCTGATGCCCC